CGATATTGGTCTCGAGCGGCTGGTTATGCCTGAGATTTTGAAGGTCGCGCCGGGTGTATGCGCTCGTGAGCATTTCGAGCATCTTCTCAAGGTATCCGTAGCTCATTCGATGCTCACCGCCCCTTCTTCGGTGACAACCTTGCTGCGGCTATCAACCTTGATGTTCTCTTGCTGCAGGTCGTCCGGGCTCGTGCCGATATAGATGTCGAAGTCAAGGACGCCAGGCACGGTGTAGAGCCTTGCGGGGAGCTGCTGGTGGTAAAGTGTTTCGCCGATGCTCACGCCGCCGCTCTCGTCGTCGCCGATATAGTCGGTGATGGCGGCGTTGAGCCGGTCGGCGCCGTCCCTGGGGAAATTCGCATTTGTAACGAGGTTCGTGATCTTGACATAGACCTTTACCGGCGTCGGGCGGTTGAAGTGGATGTCTTTCGTGTTGCCGCTCGCGGTGATAACCTGGACGACCTTCTGGCCGAACGTCTGGATGCCGGCGCCCAAGCGCCGGTAAATCACGCGAGAAATATCTTCGTCGAGGCCGCCATAGACGACCGCCTCGATGCTGTGAGGCGGAAGCCCGTGCTCATCGGTGTCGTCGGTGTCGTTCTCGAAGACTTTGGCTTCCATGATGCCCTCAACCTCTTGCAACAGCGCCGCTCTGATGGAATCTGCGTTCACGCCGCCGGCGAAGTCCACGGAAGCATAGTAGCGGTCGCGGAACTCGTCGTCGGTCTCTCGCTCGCGGCCTCCGGTGAAGGCTGCTGCGTTCGTGACGCCGGTGATACCGGCGATGGCGCCCGGGTTGGTGATGGTCGTAACGGTTCCGGCCTCTACGTTGCCTTCGGGCCCTGTGTTCGTGCACCTGGCCGGGACTAAGGCTGTTCCGTCTGCCTTAATCTCTGTTTCAGCCACGGCAAAGAACTGGATGCCGGCTGCCGTCTCGGCGAGCCAACCTTCGGGGATGATCGTTCCGGGAGGGCCCGTAACAGTCAAATAGCCGGTGGCCTTCTGCGCCGAAAGGACGCGCAGGCCGATGGCGCGGCCAAGGTTCAATAGGGATGCGCCAACCGCAGTATCAACGAAGCGGCTGTTATAAACGTCCTCCAACACCGAAAACAGGATGTTGAGCATCCAAGCATAGATGCGAAGGAAAAGGCCGAGAGGGCTCCGCACTGTGAGGTTGGCTGTTGCGCCCCAAAGCTCTCGGGCCTTGTACTCCAGCGCGTCAAGCAGCTCGGTATACGTCGGCCTGCGGAAGCCGATGGAGGTTAAGCCCCATCCGTAATCATTCACTTGCTGTCACCTCCATTCTGACGGTAGAACCGTCGTAAAGTGTACCTGTGAACTCTGCGCCCAAGCTGCGTCCGGTGATTTCCGGCGTAAGCTCGTCAATCTCCTTCACATAGGGCTCTTGGAAGATAGAGGCCCGCAACACGTCGTCGGCTTCGTCCTGGGCTTCGCTGATTGGCCTTCCCATAACTCGCTGCCATTCTGTGCCGTGGCCCGTATTCAGTGGAAATTCGCCCTTCCAAGTGAGCAAATTGTTTCGGATATTCTGCGCGATGGCGTTGCCGTCTTCTACGACCTCCATGATGCCATCAGCGTCAAAACATAGGTCTCTGGTCTCGGGGTCGAGCTTTAATGCTGATATTTTAGCCATGTTGGCCTCCTTACTGCGGGCCGCCGGTGGTTCCGCCGCTGTCGCCAGGGTGGGTGTGCGTCGTCATTTCAACACCGCCGGCGGCGAGCCTGCCATCGACGGTAACATCACCTTTGATTTGGATGCCTCCGGCCGTAACGGCAATATATACGCTTCCGGTGTCCGTTCCCAACACAAGGGCGCTTTCGGGGAGCCCCGTCACGGGCTTGCTCGCAGGAACGAAGGCGCCAATGAATATTGCATCCTCCTCCGCATGGTTCCGCTCCGTGTTCGGCTGGCACTCCTGCCCGGCTTCGGCTATGCGGTCAATGTCGTGGTCTGCGTAAAGCAGGATGCCAACGTCTCCGGCCGCGTACCACGGTCGGCAAACAAAGCCGCCGCCGCGAATGAGGGCCACGGGGACACCGAGCACTTGGGGCGGCGTTCTATAAACGCCTGCATCAAGCGCCTTTGATAACGGCTGCACATCAACGGTCATTTTTGTAGGGTCGAACTTTTCCACGCGGCAAAGAGAAGCCACATGGAGCCCTTGCTCCATCTGCTTCCGCTCTTGGAGCTCGACGGCAAATTGGTTTCTGTTCATGCCGGCTTCACCTCTATCTCGGTTATCCAGTCTCCGCTCGGGCTGCCGCTATGCTTTCCGCCCTTTATGAGATAATTCCCTTTAAGGCTGTTGCTGGTGATCTTCACGACGTCTGCGGGGCCGAGGTGGTAGTTGAGCAGGCAGCGCCGCCGGTATGTCGGCTCCTGCTCCTCGCCGTTATCAATGGTGGTCTGGTTCGTGGTCGTCTCTGTGTCTTCCGTCTCCTCCGTGGAGCGAAGGAGGCCGGTAGATTGCGAGAGGTGGAAGCCCATATTGAGCCCCTTCGTCGGGTCGCTGATTGTGATAATGCCGTTCCGTATCAGGAAGCGGCTCTTGCAGTCCAGCGTGACGATCTCGCTGATGGCGTCTTTGACCTTTCCTTTGCAGACCTTCCCTCGGGGATAGACCTTGTCTTCAACGAGCTCCATTTGCCCGACCTCAAGGCCGAACATCGTGAGAAGGTCATTCAGCACGGCGCTTGCCTTGATGCCGGCCACATAGGTTTTGTTGACCTCTTTCGAGAGCCATTCGTCCAGGGCTTCCACGGCCTCGATGGTGGTTATCCAGTCCGTTGCCTGCTTTTTCGAGCTGGCCCGTGATACCTTCCCGACGAAAATCGTTCCGACGTCGCCTTCATATCCAGCGTTCAGAATGACGACCATTCCTTTCTTGATGCTGGCCCGGGTGCTCTGCGAAAGGTTGTAGGCCGCGACGGTAGCCGTTCCGAGTTCTTCGCTGTCCTGGAACGGCACGTCGAATGTGAAGAAAAGGCTCGAAAGGTCGTAACGCTTCGGCCCGAGCTGGAGGCTCGCTGCGCGTTTCCAGAAATTCATGCCGTCACCCTTTCGTATAGATAGAGCTTTACTTGCTTCCCGAAGTTTTCCCAGGTGACTTCATGGATGTTGTCTCCGGTGAGGCAAATCGGAATGATAACCGGGATGGGGAAGCGTTCGTCTTCGACGCTGTTGAAAAGCGGACGCCCGTATCTGACAATATCGCCGTAAACAAGAAGCTCGCCGGTCGCAGTAATGGAGAGGTCGGCGGTGAAAAATCCGCCGACCTCGTTGTACTTGATGCAGAACGTATAGGTTTTGTCCTGGAGCTTTACCGAAAAATTGTACGGCACCTTCCTGGTGTCGATTTCGATGTAGTTGACCTCATTCCCGAGGTCAATCAATTTCAGACCTTCCATACCGTTCTCCTTTACGCTGCGGAGAAGGCGGCGGCGTTTCGAGCGTTCGGGCCGCTGCTACTGGCAGGCTTGTTCTGGTAGCTCTTGACGTATGCGGAGTATGCGCTGCTGGAAATTGTTTCGCCGACCGTGCTTTTCAGCCCTTCGGCGCCGGTCGCCTTCGTCTGATTTGTGCTGCTGGCGCTGGTGCTTGCGCCTGCGTCCTGGGCGCTCATAAGCTGTTCGCCCATTTCGACGTAATCCGAGGAGGCCAGATTGACGACCTGGAGCTGCATAGTGAACTTCGCACCGTTCGCATTCTTCGCGTCGGTGGATGTACTCAGCGACGTAATGACGCAGTTAGAAATGCGGTTCCGGCCGGTGTAGGTCAAGATGTCTTTCTGGTTCCACATACGGCGCATGAGCGCCGCTTGCCCGTCGCCATTGATGGTGACGCCGGTGATGGTGAATTTGATGGGGTCATTGACGACATGATCGTTGATGTCGCTGCCTTGCTCAACGGGGTTCGACGTCACTTTGCTGGTGCGCTGGACGCTTTCGTTTATGACGACGCCCGTTGTGCGAGCATCAAGCCGAACCGTGCCGCAGCTCCCCGAAAGGGTGTATGCCATGTTGTCGTCCTCCTATCGTGCGAAGCCGCCTTGCATAGCGCGGTGGTGGTATTCCTGCTCCTTCTTCTCCTCCCAAAACTGTTCCATCAGTTCGCGCACCTTGTCGGCGATACTCTCGGCCGCGTCCGGCGCTGCTGTCTCTCCGGTCAGCGTAATGCTGATTTGGGGAGAAAATGTACTATGGTCTTGGAAAGAGGCGCTTTCGCTGCTGGTGGAATTGTTGATGATTTGGTCTGTCTTATCGGCCGGGATAATTGCGGTGCCCTGAGGCAGGAAGGCAAGCTCGCCGCCCTCCTCGTTCATGCGCGTCCAGCCGCCAGCGAAGCTCGGTGTACCGTCTGCGTTCCCGGGAATATTTACGCCGGTAACGCTGATGTTCGCATTGCTGACGCTCTGCGCTGCGGTGGCAATCCGCGTAAAGGCAGCGCAAATCTTGGCGGCGCCGTCTTCGGCGGCGGTTGTCATGCGCGTCCATGCGTCTTCTGCGTCAAGCGTCATTCTCGCGTAGGCGGTCTCAGCGTCGTCGGCCATCGCGGTGTAATTCTCGTTGCCGATTTCTCTGGCAGCGGTTGCGGCTTCCGTCATGGCGTCCTGTGCGTCCTGGGTGGCCGCAGAAACGCTCGCAGAGTATTCCGAGGTATCTATTGCCAAGGAAGTCTCCGTGCCTGCTGCGTCGTCGAGGCCGCTCACAGCGCCGGTCAAATCATCTACGGCGTCGCTGCTGTCTTTTGCTCCGCCGAAAATACCGGCAAAGAAATTCGCCACCTTGCTCACGCCGTTGGCGAAGAAGCCGATTAGATCGCTTACCCAGCCGACGACAGTGCCGAGCACGTCGGCGACGATTTCCAAGAGTGGGGAAAGTGCCTCGATGATAGGAAGCACCACGCCGGAAAGAACGGTCGAAAGAGCGCCGATAAGGGTCTGCGCCGTAGGCAGAATTGCGGAAATGAGATTTGAGCCGATGTCGATGATGGGCCCGAGGGCGTCGGCAAGTATGCCGATGATCTCGCAAAGGGGCGGCATCACGGCGCCGGCCAGCTCGCCGACAATGGAACCGACAGCGGAAAAGGCTTGCCCGAGGACGGGGAGAATTTGACCGGAGACCTGTTCTATAACCGGCATGAGCGGCTGAATGACATCCTGGTTTAGAACATTGAAAATCTCAATGAGCGGTGGGAGCGCGTAGCTTACGAGTTGACTGATAATATCAGCCAGCGGCGGCAAAATCGTTCCGGCGAGGTCTCCGAAGATTTGTAGCAACGGGCCCGCTGCGCTTGCGACGGTGCCGAGCACGGTCGTAAGCGCCGGGATAAGGTTTTGCCCGAGCTCTACCAAAACGGGGGCGACGCCGGCCAGCCCGTCCGCAAGGACATCAACGAATGACAGGAGCATCGGCTCCAGGGTGGGCCAGCTATCGACCACGGAATCTACGACGGTTTCAACCGCCGGCGCGAACTTGCTGCCTGCGGTAGACAAGAAATCATTGAAAATGCCCTTGAGAGACTTCGTAGAATTGACGAGGCCGTCCGTCTGCGTGATCGCGGCCTCTTGTATAGCCTCGCTCTGCATCAGGATAGCGTTTAGTCTCACCTGGGCGGCCGCTGCGTCGTCGAGGCTGTCAATATTCTCTCCGAGCCCCAGCGCCGCTGCGCTCTGCTTTAGTGCAGTTTCATCGAGCATTATGCCGTACTCTGTAAGTGCGGCCGTGTCGCCTCCAATGGCGCTTTGAATTACAGATAGTGCTTCGGCGTCCTCCATGTTGAAGGCATTACCGAAGTCGTATGCGAGGGATGTTGTGATTTCGGAAAGGTCTTGCGCCGCTTCCGAGGTTATCCCGAGGTTTTTATACATGGCCTGGTTCGAGACCATGAAACTCTTTACCTCGTCTTCGCTGCGGTGTACGGCGTCCGAGTAGTTTTCCACCCATTCGGCGGCGTCGGAGGTAAAGAGCGCGTCGAACTTCTTTGCGGTGTTTTCCCCGGCCGCAAAGGCATTGAGCGCAGCCTCTCCAAACTTCACAAGCAGCTCGGTCGCTTTTTTGATAGCCTCAAAACCGACGAACTTCTTGATAACAGAGCCGAGGGCTTCGGAGACCTTATTGCCGGCCTCCTCGCCGGCGTCACCCATGTCCTCTAAATCCTGCTCTGCGTCGTTTGCTTCGTCCCCGGTCTCTTGCTCGCCCTTCTTCGCCTTCCGAAGGGCTTCCACAAGGTTGTTACGAATGGTCTTAATCGGATGCCGGAAGGCGGTTCCGATTTTCTTGGCTCCGGTCTCGAACGCCTTTGCAAAGCCTTTGACTTTGTTTGTGGAAAAGTCGATTGCACCAGTAATTCCGGTGCCGAAGCTCTTGGCGATGCTTTTTCCTGCTTCAAGGCCGTCGGCCATTGTCTGCTTGAATGCGTCGCCGAGGTTTTCCGCCTCCTGGACGGTTTTCCTGATTTGTGCCCGGAAGGCATCGGCATCATCGCCGGCGTCGTCCAGGCCGCTGCCGAACTGTCGCGTTGTCTTCTCTGCCGCGCTGGTTGCGTTACCAACATTTTGCGCGGCTGCTGCGGCGTCGTCTGCTGCATCGGAGAAGGCGGCAGCGCCGTTCCGGGCGGCTGTGCAGGCGGAAACTGTTCCGGCACCGAACTTCTGTGCACCCATTTCGACGGCCCCGAGCTTTTGCTCCAGCTCGTCAACCTTTTGGGTTAGCTGTTCTATCGAGCTATCGGCGTCGCTGGTCTCAAATCCCACGCCATATTGAAGCTCTCTTGCATCGTCCACCTGTGTCACCTCCTTGGAAAAAGAAGTAGCCCCCGGAAAATCCGGGAGCTACTGTCTGCTTTTTGCTTTCTCCCGCGCCTCCGGGAGCCATTTTTCCATATACAAGAGCTTGGCTTCGACCGCCTCGCGGTACTCAGCCAAGTCCATGCCTTTGAGCTCGGAATAGGTAATTCCGTTGCCAGAATAGACCATGCTCCAAAACTCTCTCTTTGCGACGGCTCGCCGGTGCGCTTCGGCTATGGATTGTTCAACTGCGAAGAAACTGCTCGATGGCGCCGATAAGCTGCTCCGGCGTCTTGAGGTCTTCCTTCTCGTCGAAGTATTCCATGCCCTGGGCCTTCACCTCGGGAGGGGAAATGACGCAGTTTTTGAACATACCGTCCATGTACTTCGCGCTCTTGCGCTTGCCGCTGCCGGTGTTCCCGCACTCGTCATTGAAGTCGTAATACCAGGACGGGGAAACGCTCTGGAGCTCGAACTCCTGCCCGTTGACGGTCACTTTCTTTGTCTTAGCCATATACTTTCGATAGCCCCTTTCAGATAGACTTTTAGGCCGCTGCGGCCAGTTTTTCCGGTTCATCCCCCGGGCCCTTAACGGTAGTTAAGGGAGGGGATGAAAATGTTGATGGTTTCGCTGCCGACCTCTTTGGCCCGGTTCAGATCGGGCGGCTTGAGGATGCGGCATTCATCTTCGGCGACATTGACCGCGCCAACGTCGTTGGCGTCACGAATCATCAGGGAAATGGGGGTTCTCTTGATTGCCAGCCTGCGGAGATAGGGCAAAGAGGAGGACGTCCCCATCAGAGTGATGGCGCAGTTTCCGCTTTCGTTGGCGTTTTCGCTATATGCTACATCGCCCTTTACGCCGACCTGGGTGGTAACGATGTCTTCGTTTCTGGTGACAGAAATGACGCTATCGGGGCCGAAGTTGGTGATTTCCTTGCCATTGATGATTACGCTGACCTTTTTGGGGTCGTAGCTGGCAATTTCAATTCCGTTCGCCATTGTCTATTAACCTCCTTCTCAGTTGTTGAGCGTCACGCTGAGGGTGCCGCGCACCTTGGCGCTGTGGACAGCGCCTTCGAGCTGGGCTTCCCATTCAATATCCGGCATGACGCGGTTGCGGGCCTGCTCGTCGGTGGCATCCTTCCGCTTGGGAACGGTGACGGTATAAACGCCGACGCCGTCCTCTGGGTCTTTTGCGATAATGTGGAGGTCTACGGCCCTGTTCAGCGCGGAGAACACGCCGCTTGCCACGATGGAAAATCCGGCATCCGTGTAGCCGATTTTCGGGTTCTGCAGGAAGATGGCATAAAGGTTCTCGCGCATCTGGTAGGTGATGTAGTCGGCGCCGAGCACGTTGTCGATGAAGTTGCCGTCACCACAAATGCCGTTCTTCATGTATTCGTGCTTATACTCAGCCGTCATAAAGTTGACGCGATTTTCCTCCAGCGTATCGCGCTCGCTGTCTCTCAGGTATGCGACGCTGATGCCGTCGGGGACTTTCCACTTCCAGGTTACGCTCTCTGGCCAGAACGGGCCGACAGAGCCCACCCAGGCGGCGTCCACCCATTCGCTGGGGTCGTCGGTGTAGACCACGGCGCTGCGGCCGTAGTTGTTGAAATACTCCTTGTTCGTGACCTGGCCGAAGTAGAACTTTCGGTGATCTTCAACGCCGGCGCCGAGGGCGGCCTCTGTGGGCTCGGTGCCTTCCGCCCATTTGCATAGGGCCGTAACGCAGTCTTCATCGGTGACGTCGGTGAGGACGAAATAGAAGTCGTCGTCTGCGTCTCTGATCTCCTCCAGGGCCTTGACGAGGTTTTCTTCCTTTGTCACGTCGCCCGTGCCGATGGTAATGACAACATCGCATCCGCCGAGCTCAAGGCTCTCGAAGCAGTCTTCGTCTTTGTAGAGGCCGATGTCTGCCGTGTAGCCGGAAATGGCGGTGCGCGTGGTGCTGGTGAACACGACGGTCTTTTCCGCCGCTTCCGCGCGGAACTCTACGCCATCCTCGGTGAAGGTGACACCATCGAACAGAGCAGCAAAAGCCGCTTCGTCAGCAGGAGCCGTGTCTCCGGTGGTGATTTTTACGACGGCCTTGCCGCCGATTTTGGCGTAATAGTCGGTATTTGCCGTCAGCTCTTCCGAAGTGGAGAGGCCGTCGAAGGCTGCCTTGATGGTGCTTGCCTTCCCGCCGACGTTCTGCGGGTTCTCGATGCCTACGATGCGTACCTTGCGGATAAGGGTATCAGCCAGGGTGTTGTCCTGGTTGAACAGCTTGGTCGCCATAGCAGCGACCTTCTTGCCCTCAAAATCTGCGTTGATCTTTTCGAGATCGTTGTAGGTCTTCATCGGGGCTGCGCCCTCAGTAGACAGCAGGAGGATGTCGAGGCTTTCAGCCGGCTTTACCTTCGCGTCGATGGCGGTAAATACCTGGATGTCTTTGCTCATGTGCTTCACTCCTTTTCTGTGATAGGTGCCGTTTCAACGCTCGAAACGACACGAGTGTCTTGCCGGGTGTATCGGATGCGGACGTCGAAGCCCACCCGGCGGGCGGCCTCGTCGATGATAAGGGTGCTGCGGTTCTGCGCCTGGCCAATTTCGACGATGGTAATTCCAAGCATGAGGAAATCATCATATCCGACGTGCTGGAAGTAACCGATAGCCTTGTCGGCGAGGTCTTCCGCTTCGTCGCTGCCGTAGATGTAGATTCCGTCGGCGTCGGTTCTGTTCTGGCTGCAAAACGTAAAAGAAAAGGTCGCAGAAGGCATTTCCATACGGGTTATCTCCGCGTTGCCTCCTTCGGCCTCTCGGGTGGTGTAGTCGCCCATGCCCCTGTCCGGGGCATACGGGGTGCTGACGCTATAAATGCCATACGGGAGCTGCGCCTCCGGCTGCACCTGATCGGCGAGAACAATGGGGCAGCCCATATAATTCCAAAGTCTTTCGACCAATGCGTTTCGGATTTCTCTGAACGTCATTTTGGATTGCTCGCTCCCTTCTTTTCGACCATATAGCGTTTCAAGGCGTGTACGGGGCCATGCGTGAGCTCCTGCTTAACGGTATAGAGCTGTCCGTCATATCCGTCTCGGAATTGAGCTCCGACGCGAAGCGTATGCCCGTTGGTGTAAACCTTCTGGGCGTTGATGGTGTAGGTGCCGGCGTCCATATACTTGAGGTCTTCGTTGTTCAGCGGCATAACGACGCCTTGAAAGGCTTCTTCCGAGGCCTCTCCGGGCACCCATTGTCCGCCGTTCTGCTTGTCGTAGTAGCCGCCGTCTTCGTGTACCTCAAACATTTCATGGAGCAGCCCACGCGGGAGCTTTGGCCCCTTCCAAGTCCTCATTGTGCGCCGCCTCCTTCCACGCGGTATGTGATGCTGTTGTAAAGGCGACCGGAATCGAAAAGGGGCTGATACTGCGTTGTTGTCCGCAGCGTCGTCGCCGATTTCGCGGGGGATAACTTCGTGTTGAAGTATTCCCGTGTCATTTCGACGGCCCACTTTCCAACGTAGTCGGCTGCCTCCTGCGCTGTCCAGCCTTTGCGAATGATTCCGTCAACGGCCTCTTTGCAGAGCTTTTCAAGCGTATCGCCGCCGTTGTCGAAGCTGGCCCGGATGAAGCTGCGCTCTGGTATTTCGACGCTCTCCACGAGCATATAAAGCCAGTCGTAGTTGTCCGGGTCATAGGCTTTGCCCTTCGCCTCCGGTTTCTCCCTGACCAAGTATCCGTAGCCGGGGGAAATGGGAATGAACTCAAGGTCAGAAAAACTGCGGGGGCTTCCGGCGTCCTTCGCCTCTGCGGTGAGCGGTATTGCGAGGTGCTTGACGTTCTTCGCGTGAATGGTGGCACCGTATTCATGCACACCAGCAATCATAAGTAAATCGCCTCCGGCATCACCCATAATCCCTACATGGACGGTGAGACCGCGAAGCGCCGCTATCTCTCGCTTGATACGAGCCATTTCCGGGCGGAAGGTGTCTTTGAGGATTTTCAAACCTACCACCGCCTATACTTGGAGATAATCGTCTGCCAAGTCTCGCTTATATTCTTATCGAACGTCCAAGAAACGTCGGAAATGGAGAAGGCAGAAAGGCCGGCGGCATCATTCTCGATGATAGCTTCCTGCTGTGCGACCATGTTCCAAATAACTGCCTCAAGGTCAGCCGGGAGTGTGCTGGGGTTCTCCTCCGTTCCGTCTTTCGGCAGAACATATCCGGCGTCATATTTGACCTCAAGGTATCGCCTGGGGGCGATGTAGTCGCGGGAGAGGCCGCCAATGTGGCCCTGGTACGTCCAGCCGTCTTCACGATAGACGACGCCGATTTCTCCATCCTGGTCGAAATCGTAGCCGTTTATGATCTCGCCGGTCGTGAGGCTCTTGATTTGCTCGATACTGATGATGGGGTAATGCTCCAGTACGAGCCGCTGCGTTCCCGGGCCTGCGCACTTCTGGATGTAGGTGTGTAGCCCGAGCTTTCGGCCAAGCTGTGTTTCGAGCCATGCGGAAGCGGCATTGATAAGCTGAATGAGGGTGTTGTCCCTGGCTTCGTCCACATCGTCTTCGGGAATGCCGATGAACGTCTTTACGGCCTCCAACGTCGTGAGCGCGTTGTCGTTAAGCTGAATCGCCATGTTCTTGCCTCCTGGGGAGCTCTGGGGAGGCATTTCGCCTCCCCAGGGTCTCATTTATCGTCCTGGGCCTTGCGGCCCGCCTTGGGGCTTTTCTGGGGCTTCTCATGGCCGTCCTGCTTTTTCTGCTCGCCGGGTGCGTCCTGCTTCTTGTTCGAGCTGGGGCCGGGCGCCCGGGGAGGGGTGAACATTCTTGCCATAGCTGCGGCCCCCTTAACCGCCGGTACCGCCGCTTGCCGGGGCGATGGCGGTGACCTGGTGCACGGGATAGTCGATAGCATCGCCGAGCGCCAGAGCGCCGGCCGTGCCGCCGGTAACGGTGATCTTGATGAACTCCTTGCAGCCCACCAAGTCGATGTCCAGGTTGGCAACGGCTGCCGCCGGGCCTTCGTTCTTCACGATGGCCTCACCGCTCTCGTTGACGGGGTTGTCAACAAACAGGCGAGAATCGCCGACGGCCTCGAAGGTGCCGTCCTGGGTGTCGCAGTGTTCGACCTTCACGGTCGCCGTCGCGTTCTGCGCAACGGTGAGCGCCAGCACCGCGCTTTCGTAGCCGGTGCGCTGAACGACGCTGCCGCTCACGAGGGGCAGAACAGCGACGGTCTCAAAAAGTGCTCTTTTCATGCTCTGTGTTCCTCCTTCTTAGAATACCTTGACGTTCTTGACGTAGGCGAAGCTCTCGACATGGCGAACGCCGATGTCGTCGTACATCAGTGCGCGGGTGCCCGTGAGGTTTTCCTCGAAGGCGTTGTGCTGGATGCCGTCTTCGTCCGTCCAGGAGCCGTCCAGGGTGGTGTAGGTCTCCAGGCCCATCTGGTCGCCAATCATCAGGTCAGCCCAGTTGCCGAAGAAAATATCGGTGAGGCCGTCCTTGCTGGTGGGAATCTGGTTCGTGACCGCGTAATTCATACCCAGGAATTTGCCCTGGTTCATTTCATCGCGGTACAGATAGTCGCCGGTCGCGGTCTTGAGGTTCATCAGGTAGCCTTCCATGAAGCTGTTGAAGCCCCAGCCGAGAGCAACGTCGTCTACGTTCTTGCTCATAAGCAGAGACTTGACGTAGACCGGGAAGTCTGCGGTGATGCGGCCGCTCGCATCGGCGAGCGAGGTGTTATTGAGGTTCTTCGCGTCGATGATCTCGATGCCGGCGGTGTTGGCAATGCCGGTGGGCTGGAACTCGCCACCCTTGCCGTAAAGGCCGCCCCAATCGAGGCCGAGCTGCATACGGCGGGAGAGATCGGCGGCGAACATTTCGTCCGCGCTGTACTTGGTGCTCATAATGAGCTCGCGGGTCTGGGGGACGATGGCCTCCAGGCGCTTCGCAGACAGACGCAGATTGCCGAAGCTGGGCTGCGTTGCCTTGATCTTGCGAGCCTCACCGCCCCAGGAGGCGCGGGTGCCGCTAGTCATGCGAGGAATGTTGATGTTGCCGGTCTCCATCGGAATCGTGCGGGCGCCCAGCTCCTTGATGATGGTCTTGGAGTAAAGCAGCTCGATTACGTCGTCCAGGTAGACCTCCGGGATAAGGAAGCCGCCGGCGGAAGGCGAGGTAGCGTTGAGGGCCTTGAACTCGCGGCTCATGCTCTCGTCGCCATACTTGCGCTTTGCGTAGAACGCAGCGCGTTCGGGGTCATTCCGGCCGAAGACGTCCAGACACTTGATAGCACGGGCAAGCTGCACCATAGGCGGCACCTTCTTTTCCTCGCGGTTAGTCTTGGTGGGGCCGGAAATGAACAGGTTCGCATACTTGCGCTCGGGCGCCGGCTGCGCGGCGGATTTTACCTGGCGGTTGCCGGCGTTCGCCTTGCGGCGCTTCACGGTGTCCTCGGGGTCGCCGTCGTCCTTGGTGTCGGGGTCTTCGTCGTCGTCCTTGGTATCCTCGTCGACGTCGTCGCCCATGCCCTCGTCGGGGGCAAGCTCGGCGAGGAGCGCGGCGGCCTCCTGCACGATCTCCTCAGTGGTAACGCCGTTGTCTTCGCCACCGGCCTCCACGTCGGCCTTGTGCTTCTCACTGACGGCCTCGATGGCCTGCTCAATGACGCCCAGCACGTCGTTGGTGCTGATGCCGTCCAGCGGGGCGTCGGTGGCACCGTCGTCCTTAGTGCCGGACATAACTTCCTTGACCGCGCTCTTGATAAGCTCTTTCAGCTCGTCGGTGCCCATCTTGGCAGAGCTAGCGGTCTTTCTGTTCTTGGGGTTAGGCATTTAAGTTGTCCTCCTATTCGGTATAATTTTGATGGTTTTCTGCTGCGTCGGGGCCAATTTGAAGTGGTGGCCCGTCTGCTGGGATTTTTGCGCTTCTGGGTTATCTGCGCCCTTGCCGTCGTCGTTGCGGGCCTCTGCGATTACCTTGTCGAGAAGTTTGGCGGCGGCCTTCATCGACGTGCTGGCTTCCGTGAGCGATTTGAGCCTCGCTGCGGAAATCTTGCGGCCGGCCTTGATGTCGGCTTCTACGTCGCGGGCTGCTTCCTTAATTCTCTCGGTAGCCTCACTCTTGATGTCCGTAATAACAGCCTGGTCGTTCATGGCCCAGGTTACCACGCTGACCTCCCAGAGCTTGACTTCGCGGAGGTGGCGGATGCCTGCCTCGTCGTAGTCGAAGACTACGGGGTCGTAGCCGATGGAGAGCTCGCACAAAACTCCGTCTTTGATAAGCGTCCTGACGTCGCGGCCGAGGGTGGTATCGCTGATTTTGGCTTTGAGGAACAGGCCGTTTGCATCTTCGCGGAGCTCCAGAGGCTTACCGATGGGGAGCAGGCTCTCGTTATGCCCAGAAAGGATTTTCACCCTTCCGACGCCTTCGGCGATTGTCTTCGTGAAGGCGCCCGGCTCGATGATGTCGCCGCCGCTGTCGATGTTGGAGAATACTGCGCCGTAGCCGGAGAAGGTTCCTTCTTCCTCGTCGTAGTCCTCCAATGCGAACTCAATCGTTTTGAACTCAGTCCGCACACCTCTGTGCTGCACTCCCTTCGCAAGGGAACGCTCCCAGGCGCTTTTCCCCACGCGCTGGGAATAATAAGACGGCGACACCCGCAGATTTGATACTGCGAGCTTCGCCGTCATTGTGGGGTCGTCGTTGGTGACGTTGGCGCTTCCTGCCTTCGTCCCGTGCCGGAGCTCTGCATTCATCCCGGCAAGCAGATCGTCAACCGTGAACTTTTCCGCTGAAAAGTCAAGCCCTATGGCCTTCGCGGCTGCTTCTGCGTCTTTCTGCGTGAAAAACATACGCTCACGCCTCCTTCATCGGTTATAGGTGACATAGCAGCGGCATTTGATGGTCTCCCTCGCGGGCCCCATCGGGTCACAAGGGTATCTAAGGCCGTTGCTAAAGGTTCCGTCGATGGGGACGGTCTCGCCGTCCATCGCAACGTGATTCGGGCCGCCGTCGCGCCCGTCGCGCGGGTTCTTCTGCGGCCGGTGGTGCCAGGTCTTTGTGACGGCACCGCTCGAGCGCATCATGTCATAATGGCCTGTTTCAAGCGTGGTGATTGTCTCTTGGTCGGCTATCAGCTTCGCGCGGCTCTTGGACTGTATCTCGTACTCCTGCAGGATCTCCGCGACCATCTGTTCGCGGCTGTTTCCGCTTTCAATGCCTTGGGCGACAATGCGGCCGATATTGTCCTTCGTCGTCTGGGTGACGTGCGTGACACGCTGGCCGCCTTGAATCTTGGCCGGAGAAATGAGCTCCGGCCGGTCAATGCCGCGAATTGCATACGCATCAGCGGCGAGCTTTGTGCCGGCGGCGTAGGTCTGCTTCCAGAGCGGTTTGAAAATCTCCTCCATAGCCTGCTTTTCTCCGGGCCAGTCAATCAGGCTGCCAATGAACTGTGAAACGAGGCTTTTTTGTCCATCCTCACCAAGCGCGGCCCATGCGGTGGCATCTGCTACATGGTCGGCTGTGATGTAGGGTTGAAGAACGTCCCAAACGCTCCAATCGGCCTTTTCTTCGCCATTGAGGGCCTTGGTGAGCCGTTTCTCCTGCGCCCGGAAGTATTTTAGCGTAGCAATTTCAAACTTCGCCCTCTGGGCCTTCTGGGCCGCTTCGAGCATCTTTGCAATAGCGCCCGGCTGCGCCTTTTCTTCGTGCGTGTGGGCGTCGCTCATGGCCTCTGATAACGGCACTGTGGAAGCCTCGTTTTCGTTCGGCTCGTTGTAGAGAAAGTCAATGCCATCCGGCTCTGCGGAGAGCATCGAAGTAATCTCCGTGGGGTCGTCTTCCTCGCTGATAAACAAATCAGATACGTTGATTTTGTAGACGTTTCCGCCGTACTTGCACGGGGGGACGCCAAGCAGCTCGCGGGCCTCGTCTCGCATCAGGAGACCGGCGTTCCAGCCGTCCAGCGCCTTCGCTTTGTCGAACTCCTGAGAGTGAGGGACAATATCATCGAAATGCCATACGAGGTCGGCGCCGAAGAACGGCAAAAGCTGCGTGTTAATTGCCTCCTCGCGCTTCCCGAGGCGCGGCATGAGGACGTTTGAAGCGTAGATGTACTGCGCCGCGTCGCTGGTGGCGCGGTTGCTGTTCTCGGTAATGCCCATGATCTCGCGGGGAACGCCAAAATGCTCAAGGACGGCATTTCGCAGGAACTCGCGCCCTTGCATCATGTCCATATCCTTCATGTTCTCTGCGAGCTTGGTGACGGTCACTTCTCCGTCAATGGTGGCGATGCCGTGACTGTTGAAAGGCCCCCGAAACTTCTCGTTCCACTCCTCTCGGAACCGTGCGCGTTGGTCTTTGCTGCTGCCCGGCATGGCAATAAGGGTGGACGGCGTTGCATCGTTGTAAAAGAACTTCTTTTGGAACTTCGCCGCATACTCGTCGGTCTCAATTTCGTCCGCCAGAGCCTCCGCGCTTCCGAGACCGCGCTTATAGGGGTCAAGCGGATTGAGCTCCTTCATGTAGAAAACATCATCGACCGGAACTTGCAGGATGTTTCCGCTGGTGGTCTTCACTTCGTAATACGGGTGCCCGATGTAAGGCGTCTCCTGCACCCAGCTCGTCGGCAGCGGCCAGATTTCAGCCGGCCGGCCCGCTGCGTCGAACTCATAAACGAAATAGCCTTCGCCCTTGAGCTCAAGGTAAATTTGGAGCAGGCGCCAACAGGCTGCGGCCGACATTTCATAAAGCGGGTTCGGCTTTGCCATGAAGTCTAAGAAGGGATGGCTTTCAATTTCCGTCTCCTCGCCGGTCTCGGGATTTACACGGAACAGCTTTCCCGTGCAAGTGGAAAGGTCGGATGCAATTCGGTCTACCACTGCGAGGCGTGGATTTTTGCCGAACATATCGAACCATTCGCGCGTATTGTGCTCCGGCGGCGTGGTGTAACGCGGAAGCATTACGCTGACGTTCTGGCCGGTGTACTGTTGCGCTACGCTGCGCCGTCTTCCGAAAATCGCCATATCCGTCCACCTCCTTCTCTGTTGTAGTCCATAAAATTGCCTCCTATCCCAATTCCCAGGTGTAGCGCCTGGGTTCGTAAAGCGCAAGGGCAAGGGCGTCCGCCATATCAGGAGACGGGAGGCCGCGCTTCTTCATGGCCTCTTTCTTTTCAAGCTCGATTTGGCCCTTGCTGTTGACGACGTACTTGCGGTTTGATAGCTGACTGATTTGCTGATCGTTTTCCCAAAGGGAAAGGCGCTGCTCATAAAGAGCAAGACGAACCGCGCCCCACATGAGGCCGGTGCTGTTTGCGTATTCGATAGGGTCGCCTTCGTCGCCGCTGACGGTTCCGCCCTCGCCGCCGAAATGGCATTCGTAAAGCTCAAAAACGAAGCGCGGCGCGTCTATTCCGTCGGCCTCTCTGGCCTGTTCAACGGCGTCGATGATGTCGTCCCTCTGCTCGTTTATGATGTCATAAACGCCAACGCCGAGGCCGTCGCAGTCGATTTTGAGGTGTATTTCTGCTGCTGGGTAGTCACGGGCAAGCTGCTTGACCGTGATGATAACACGGCCGGCGAGCTCGGTCGTATTGTTGTGATGGTAGATGTCCGGCTCCGCCTGGGTGCTCTTGTCAAAAACAGGGCATACAACGCTGCTGTCGTCGCCGTAGCGAGCAACGTCCACGCCGATGTCGATGCGGTTCGGGCTTTCTGGGGCCGTGTGGGCTGCGCTGGCCCTCTCGCACCACTCCATCGGTATGAAGCTGTCGGGCAGGCTCTTGGGGAAGTCTCCGGCCACGCGGACGCGAAATACGTCGCTGTCCTCGCCGAACATTTCAGTGATTGTGTGGATGAAGGCGTCGTCAACGCGGCTGCTCTCGCGGCCGTCGATATGGAGGGTGTTGTACTGCGCTCTGTTTTTGTGGTGGCTGTCAAAGAAAAAGCCGGTGAGCCGCGTCGGGTTCCCGGCCATGAACAGCCGGGAGCCTTCCGTAGAAAGAGCGCCGAGGATAGGCTCAAATACCTTATCCTCGACGCCGCTCGCCTCGTCTATGATGTAAAGAACGTGCTCCGCGTGGAAGCCTTGAAGGGCGTCCGGTTTACTCGCGGTTCTGGCTACCGCGAACCATTCTTCCCGGTAGCCTTTCATAAAGACCTTTTCCTGCGTCCATAGAATGTCATTCTCCAAAACGGGGTTGTTTCTCAACCACTTGGAGACTTCGGCCCAAAGAATGTCGTATAGCTGATGCTTCGTAGGCGCCGTACATGGAATCTTCGGGTACGGCCTGGTGGAAAGGAACCAGATAATGAGCCAGCTTTCTACGGCGCTCTTTCCGACGCCGTGACCGCTGCGGACGCTGGTGAGTGGATTGTCGGCTACGCTTTGTAGCATATCCTTCTGTCGCGCGTCCGGCTTTGCTCTGATGATGTCTTCTACGAACTCGACCGGATGGGTGGAATAGTAGAGGATTGCATCGGGGTTAAGGCTCATTCTGCTCCTTCCTTTTCCTCCAGGCTTCGTTGATGGCGTCGGCCAAAGTGCTCGGGCCCTCTGCGGCCGTCTTCTGCACCTCTGCGGATGTTACTTCGACCTCGGCCTCGCGGCCTGCACGTTCAATAGCGGTTGCTGCCTTGATGTAAGCGATAATATCCTTCGGGGCCATATCGCTCGGGTTCTGCCGGGCGAGCGCCTGGAGCGCGGCTTCCTGGAGCTGCATTGCGATTTTTACCTGTCTGGCGTTCATTTTCCGCAGCTCTGCGGAAGCTGTTCTTTTGGCTTCTCGTTGGAGCTCATTGTCGTACTCCAACACTCGCTCGTCCCAAGAGTAGGCAGCTTTCCAACGGCTGATTAGCTGTCTACTTTTTGACAACTTCTCGGAAACTGCCGAAACGCTGCGTTGCGCCCCCAAATCACGGTAAGCGACAAACGCCTCATACGCCTTTTCAGTTTCGCCGGGCTGTCGCTCCCAAGGCCGTTCCGCGTCTCTCGTTTTCGGCATTTCCTCCCCTCATTTCATCGCTCGCCGCTGCTATGGTCTGCCGGCGGCCGGGATGTTCCGGGGCGCTGCTCCCACAATCCAGAACAGCGTGCTTCCAGGGTCGAGGCCGCTTTTTACGAACCACTGCATTGTCTTCGCTTCGTAATTTGGGTGGAGCGTGATGCCACCCCAAACAGCCGTCGCCGGCTTCTCGTATGCAAATCCTTCGGTATGAAACAAATCGTGGTAAATAAAATCCCTGTCGGCCCCGTGCTCTCTGAGCGTTCGGTGTATGCTCTCGCGCCGGTCTGGCGCCGTCGCTACAAGATGAACATTTCTTACCTTCTTCCCATAGCGATTCAAGCCTATCATAACGCCGGATGCCGTGATGCCGCTTCCGCACGTCATAACGAGGTTTTCAATTTCATCAGGGATATTCTCTACCTGTGCTGCGACGGCCCCAAGGAGGACATCTGAGTGCCCGGAAAGGTTAATTCCGTACTGGACGATGAAGTCCTCTGGCCCTTTCAATTCCTTGGCCTTCGCGTATAGCACATTATGGCGGCCGCTCCTGGTAGCAAGCAAGACCGTCGCGCCGTATTTTAAGCATAGGCGCGGCATGGGGCTTTCCAGCAGCTTCGCGCGGCTGGTGCCTCCGTATAATATCTTGCATCGCTTTCCGAAGGCCAGCGCGGCCGCTGCCGTGATAGGGGCCTGCGGGCTGTGTATGCTGCAGCAGCTTATGACGCCGGTGATTTCATCTTTCACGCTATCGAGGAGCATCATGCACTGTCGCATTTTTCCGCCGTTGACTTCTCCCGGGCCGAACGGCTCATAGAGATCGTCGCGCTTGAAAAGCAGACCGCCTACGCTCTGCACTGGCGTCAGCTTATTCATGGCCGGCCTTCCCGAAAATCTTCCGGTAATAGTCCGCCTTCTGGGCGAGCTCATTCTGCATGATGCCGGCGAGGCTTTGCTTGGAGATTTTCTGTCCGCTTCCGGCCGTCTGATTGAGCGTCTTAAAGGCGTCGGCCGTTCCGACCTGCTTCATTCGCTCCGTCGGCTGCGGGTTCTTCCCGTTTATCATCATGCAGAGGTTGTAGGTGTTCGGCTTGAAGCCGTCCAGGCCCTCAATGCCGCAACAGGTCATGTCGTCGCCCATATTGCGCAGGCGGTTTTCACCAGAATAGAATACCAGGCCGCAACGGTGGGCCTCTGCTTTAATCTGCTCGAAGTCTGCCCGCAGCAGCTCAATGGGATAAACGCAATCGCCGCCGACGCGCACGAGGCCAGGCTTCGCCTTTGCGAATTTCATCCCTTCCACAACAACGCCGTGGGCGCCTGCGGCCTTCACGCGGGGAAGGTTCTTCAAAACGTCTTGGAGAACTTCGTGCATGAATGGCTGGATGCGGACGATTGTGCGTTTCACTCTGGGCGAGATCGTCCGCAGCATTTCCAAGCGTTCCTCGTAGCTCGGTGCGCCTTTTTCAAGCTGGTCGTACCGGCTGCATACCATGCTGATTTGAACGACGCAGTTACACTCCGCAAGGAGCTCAAGGTATTCCGGGCTTGCCGCGAGGCGTCCCTTCGTGCTTACCACAAAGGGATATTTTGTCTCTGCGAGATACTTCAAGCACTCGAGACTGTAACCGTATTTCTTTTCGACCGGCTGGAAAGGGTCGCTCATGCCGCCCCAATGAATGGGGATATTCCAGTCGCACCACGCGGTTTCTCCGCTGCGCTTTCCCTGGACAAATGCCTTGAGGCTTTCAACCGTGTCGCCCTTCTTCACCGCTTCGAGCTGCCCGTTCTTTTTCTGCACGAAGCAGTACCGGCACCCGTGGCTGCATCCAACGTATGTATCGAAGCGAATGGGGAGATTGCATAGCACGATCTGGCTTCCGCATTTACACGCCATTGTTGTTGCCCTCCTCGAAAACGGTCTTGAGAATTACGGCCACAAGGCTGTCTTTCCCGTGGGTCTTGATATATGCCTCCAGGTCGTCGCGGTCGTGCTGGTCGAAGCGGAGGCTGAGATTGAAGGTCTTTTCAATCTGGGCGAGCTCTTGGTCTATCATGCCCTGGTCAATGAGCTGTTCCAGCTTCGCCTGCACTTCGTCGATTTCCGGCTGCGTAAAGCCGGTTTCCAGCGCCCGGTCTCCGAGGCTGTCGAAAACGGCGCCGAGCTTTTCCGTGTCCCATCTGCCGCCGATTTTGTTGAGCGCGATGTTGAGCTCCTTTTCCTTGATCTCGTCGAGGTCTACGACGCTGACATCGACCTCCTCATGTCCGAGGGCTGCTTCCACGGTGAGCCTCTGGTGGCCGCCGACCACGCGGTTCGTCCGTTCATTCCAGACGACGGGCTCGACCATTCCAAATTGCTCTAAGCTGCGCTTGAGGGTTTCGTACTCAGCGTCCCCGGGCTGGAGCTCTACGCGGGGATTGTAGGTCGCTCGCTCCATATCGGCAATACGTTTTCTGATAATCTTCATCACACGAGCCCCTTTACTTTGTCCATGACGGCCTTCGCCAAGCCGACCTTCCCGTAGTCTTCGACGTAGCGGTTCACACGCTGGTGCTGTTCTTCCGGCAGAGTGAAGGTAGCAACAAATGTGTCGCTTTCCTTCTTCCCGACGTCGGAAAAGTCCTCTTTGAGGAGGTCTTCGATGTGGCCGAAGTCCTCACCCATGAGGCTGATTTCCAGCTCAGTAAATCCAGTGGCCTTCAAGTTGCCGCCAGCTGCCTTGATTTCGTCGATAAGGGCAACCAGTTTCGCTACGTCCCAAATGCCCTTGCTCTTATTCAGTAAGACGTTGAGGATTTTTTCATCCTCCGGGGAAAGGTTTACGACGCTGATGTCTTCTTCCTCGACGCCTCGGGCGAGAAGAACATTCCGGCGCTGGTGGCCGCCGACGATATTGCCGGTGCGCTCGTTCCATACAATCGGCTCTACATAGCCGAAGTTGCCGATGCTTTCGTCAAGGGCTTCCCATTCCTGGTCGCCCGGTTTCAGTTCCACCCTGGGGTTGTATTCCGCCGGGGTTAGCTCGGAGAGCTTCATTTTCCGTATTTCCACAGGTTACTCCTTTCTGGCATAAAAAGCGCCCGCTACATTCTCTGTAACGGGCGCTTTTGCTCTGCGCAATTTTTCATGGTAATAATGCTACCACGAAAAAATCTCAAAAGCAAATTGCAAAAATGCACCGTCTTTTTGCACGGGGTTATCGGACGGCTCTGGCCCCATAAAGCATAATCGCTATACGCTGCACCAGGCGCTTCCGGTTCCGCCAGACCGTCGATGTGTCGCACCCAAGGGCCTGTCCGATGGTCTCGTCGTCCGTCTCCTCAAAATACCGGCCGGTGACGCAGTATTCGTACCTGTCGCCTTGTATGGTGGCGATGGCACGTTCTACGGCGTTGATTTCTTCTTCATCGGCGGCAATGGTGGCTTCCATGTCCTGCTTGATTGCGGAGAAGATTTCGTCCGGGGTGAGGGCGACGCCGTTTTTCTGGAACCTGACGATGCTTTTCGACTTCTGGCGCGGCCCGTAGGTCAAAAGCTCCTGGTAGAGCTCGCGGTCGTCTTCGCATTTCTGCTTCAAATAGGGCAGCGCATAGAGGCGCTTCTCCGTGGCCTTGTATGCGTCCTTCGGGGCCTGCTGCGCTGCGCGGACGGCTGCGTTCACGCTCTTTTTTATGATCTCCTCGATGCTGGGCTTCTTTTCTGCCACGGGGCTTCACCTCCTGCGGTTTCTGATAAAGGGACAATGTACTCCAAGCCAGATAGGGGGCTGCGCGTTTCCTATGACGCTGAACCATAGCCGGCCGGTAAAGAGCAGCTTGACGCGCTCCCAGAACGTGAGCCGCCAGCAAGAAATTACCTGTCCCTCTCCACGGAAGGCAGGCAGCGGGTCGCAACGCTCCTCCATGCCCTCCGGCGGGTTGAATATGATATTCTGTTCCGGGAACGACGTCGGTGTCATGCTGCCGCCCTCCCTTACTTGTGCTGGGCTTCCATCAGCTCGGAGAGCCTGTCCCGTGCGCGGGTCAGGACGTCAATCTGATGGCAGGCCCGTTTCTGCGCTGCGGGGATTAAGCCCTTGCCTCCGGGCAGAACGCGGCCGACGATGCCGCTGGTGGTGGTGTCCATGTTCGCAGTCTTGTCGGCCTCGTTGATGAGGCTCTGTAAATCCGCAAGAAGCTGAACATCGGTTTTGAAATTACTCATGCCTTCCTCCTCAATCTGCTTCGTTGATGTTGACTGCGATGCACTCTGTCCAGCCGAGGCCTCGATACTTCTCGAGCCATTCCTCGTTGGTGTTGTGCTCCTCGCACCAGTCCCAGCCCACAACCTCGGTGAGCGTATTCTCGACCTCGCCCATGTCGCTGTCGTCGAAAAAGAAGATGTGTTCCTCGCCGCAGATGTATTTCGTCACTTCTGCGGCGCCCCACGAGCCCTTCCAGCGAGCGCAGCTATCGTCACAGACGATTTCGCTCGCCACCATCGGAACGACCGGGAGTGTCGGGTTCTGCTCGATAAGCGCAAGCAGCTCTTTAATTTTCTGCGTCTGGTAATCCATGTTTCCCTCCTATGCCTTCCAGAAAAAGCAGTACGCCCGGGCCGCCGAAGCGGACGCGGAAGGTCTCTACTTCCTGGGGTGTTATGTACTTGTGGCCGAAACGGCCTTTCATGTTCTGCCAAACATTCCAGGGCACCCGAAAAAAGTCCATCGGCCCGAAGGAACAGAGGACGAAGGCGATACCTCCGAGGGCCGCGCATCGCTGCAGGCGCTCCGCCTGGTCTTCGGTAACGCGGCTCTGCTCCATTCTTCCGGTGTCTGTGTGCTTGGCCTCGAAGTTGATGGCGCGGCCGCCGGCGAGGAGGCCCTTGTAGTCCGCCTGTGCCGCCTTCGTGTAGACCGCGAGAAACTTTCCCCCGCCCATGTCCTTGATAGGGCGCATGGGCTCCGGCGTCTTCTCAATGTCTGCGGCACCTTTTACGCGGTAATAATTGCATCCGGCGTCTATGATCTCCTCAAAATGCAGCCCGTTGGCCCGGCTTATCGAGCCTTGATGCTGGCGTCTGGCAGCGTCGCGGCCCTGGCTGTTCTGCCACATAGGCATCCCTCCTAAAAACCTTATTTTATTGGCTTAATATTTGTAGTTTCATGTGAAACTTCAACATTTCCACAACATTTTGCACACTTTATGACGACGAGGCGCCGGCGGCGCCGCTGCGCAATAAGTTCTTCTTGCGCGAGGTACTTCTTCGGAAAACGCTGGCGGCTGCACTCCGTCCTATAATTGCTTCTCTTACGGTAATCCCCGTCAAAGCCTCGGCACTCGTCGCAGAAATAGCAGATGTCTTCGACGTTCTCTACCTCGCCTGGCGTTAAATACCAGCTTTCCAGCTCGCAGTTGTAGAGGCAGTGATTGCATTTGCATCCGTAGCAGTTCATAGCGTACTGCTCACGGGCGGTGTGCAATACTTGTCGATGGTATCTTTCATGGCTCCAGCGATAACCTCGGCCATGATGCGGGCGGTATTGTGCTCGCTGGCTTTTGCGGCCTCCTGGATGGCTGCCGGGATTTCCTCTGGCTCGTGGCCGGTGTCCTCGTATGCGGTGAGCCTTTCATACATAGCCAGCTCCCAGCATTCCCCACTGTTCTTTTTGCAGATAGGCAAGTCTGCCATATAGCAGAGAGAACAAGGCGTGAGCTCTTTCCCATCTGGGCCCTTTTGCCTGGTCAGTCGTTCCATGTCAGCCTCCGCCTTCCTCGGTGAGGAAGCCCATTTCATAGGCCATCTGCCGGATCTTCCGGATAGTCGCATCGCTGATGCGGTTGCCGCTGTCCGTTCTGACGGCAAGGCTGTCAACAAAATGCCTGATCGCGTCCTCGGTCTTCTTGGGCGCCGCTGCGGCAGCTGCGGCCTTCTGCTCTAAGCCGTCGATGTACGAGCAAATCTGAGCATCGGTCATTTTCCGGATGCGCGTCGCGCGGTCGTGCTGATCTCGCTCGTCGTCCGTTCTTCGGCAATTCCGTTTCATCGCTCCTTCACCTCCAAACTCTCAATGCAGTCCAGCGCTTCGCCCAAGGCGTCTTTGGCGGCCTGGATAGTGTCGGCGGCGAGCCGGTACTTTCTGTGCAGGCTGTCCAAAAGATACTGCTCGAAGCTCCCGTCTTCCACTTCAACGAGAAATGCTTTATGGCTGGGGCTGTTCGTGCTGTTATACTTTTCGATTTGCTCCTTGAGGTATTCCGGCGTCCAGTCCTTCGGTACGTTGTGATGGCTCGTGATCTTGCCTTCCTGATTGCGGTAATAAACAAGCTGCATTTACTTTCCCTCCTTCCAGTATTCAACAAAATGGGTATATGCGTTGCTGCTTCCGCGCTTCTCGCGGCCCCAGCGGACGGTGTAGCCGTTCTGTGCAAGAATTGCTACGAGCACCTTGCGGTCTTCCTCTTTGGCGCAGTCGATTTTGTGACGCTCATTCATGCTGCTGTCCTCCGTCCATCTTTGCACCGCATTTGCCGCAGAAATTGTGCCAACGGGAGCAGAGAACAGCGCCGCATACCGGGCAATGGTCGTATGGGATGTCCGCCTGTGCCATCTTTTTGCGGTAAAGATTAGAGCCATCCGCTGCAAATACCCCGATTTCTTCGTGGTATCCGGTCAGCATGACTGTGCGGATTTTTGTTATGGGCTTCCCGTGCTCTACCTCCGCAACGTCGGCGGCGGGCGCGTCACTTGCTTCTCGAAGTACCCGCGCGGCTTCTAAGTAGGGGATTGTTTTACTGTCGGCTGAAAACGCATCGCGCGTGTAACTTGCGCCGTGGTATCTTTTGGTGTTTTCGATTGCCCTTGCTCCTGCATTCATTGCCAGTATCAGGGCTTCGGTTCGTTCGATATAATCGGCCATCATTCGCCCCCCTAAACACTTTCAAATCGGTTCGGGCAGCTCACGTTATTGCAAAAACGCTCCGTGCCAATTACCCGTAGTCGCTGCCCGCAGTATTGGCAGAAATCTCCGGCTTGCCTTGGCGGCCTGTCGTCTGCGTGTGTCCCGCCATATCTCATTCTGTTTATCATGCAAACAACGCTCCCGGGCTCTGCGGCAGCCATACAGTACGCTTTTGCATAGCAGTCATAGCAATTCATCTTGCCCTCCTGTTTTCGGCTTGTAATTCAACCAAACTGTTTCCATCCTGGCCGCTCCGCCCTCGGCTTGTGCCTTCCGGTGCAGTTTCGTCCATCCCTGCAGGTGAATGTTATATAGATCGTTGTCGTAGCCTGATAGAATGACCGGCCCTGGATGCTCCTTCAATGCGTCAAGAAGCTCAATGTGCTGAGCGTCTTCCGTCATTTCCACGATGTATTGCTTTCCTTTTCGTGTGGATAGAACATAAGGCGGGTCAGCGTAAATCAGAACGTCGTGGTGGTGAAATCGCTTAATGACCTCAACAGCGGGAGCTTGTTCAATTTGGGCCGACTTCAAGCGTTCCGCAGCATTTGCTATCCATTCGGGAAGCTGCCTCCAATAGCGTACATCATAGGCGTACTCCCGGCCGGCCCTGTCATTTTTCCAGCCGCCTTTGTAAACGACGGTGCTTCCGTGGGCCTGCCAATATCGCACAAGTGTCAGTCGGGCTGCTTCGATGCCGTCCGGCCGGATTTGGCCGCCCTCTTTGAAATGCCGCCATGCCTGTTCATACTCGCCCCGGCTATACGGGGTGGTAGCCACGGCCCGCATCAGCTCCTCCGGCTGTTCTCGGATGCAGCGGAATAGGTTGACGATCTCGCCGTCCAAGTCGTTGATGGTCTCAATGCGGCTCGGTGGCTTTTTGAAGAATACAGCCCCACTTCCGAAAAATGGCTCCAAATAGCTTTTGTGTGGAGGCATGAGTGAAATTATCCATTCTGCCATTCGCCACTTGCTTCCTGGGTATTTCAGTGTAGGGTGTGGCGTTTTTCTTGGCGTAAGTGTAGTCGCGCTTGTGGTAATGGTAGGGAATTTCTCTATGGCTTCCCGTGCCGCACGGAATCCGGCCATCCAATACTTTCCACATTCATCAGAGAACTCGCATTCACGGCTTTTGAGGTAAGCTACGGCCTTTCCTTTCTCAATAAGCTCAGGCATTTGGGGCCTCCTCATTCTTCGGCGCTTCCGCCTTTTCTACCTGGGCTTTCATGTTCTGGAGCATAGTCTTTATGAGCTCTGCAGCGTCCGCCAGTCGGTCGAGGTCTTTCGCTCCGCAACTCCAGCGGGCCGTAAGCGTGACGGTTGGGGCACCAATATCGGAATAGAAGAAGCAGGCGTCTACGCTATCGAGATACAAATAGCTGTTTTTCCTGGGAGTGTTCTTGCGGCCGCCGAACCAGGTCATAACTCGTTCGGCCATTGTGCCGGGAGGCGGCTCGCTGACGATATGACCGTCCATGCCGGATGCCCGCGCTGCGTCGTGCAGCATGACGATTTGTTGGTCTTTTGTGAAATTCATCAGCGGTGGCCCTCCTCCGGCCATACCATTCCTTCGGGGTGTTCACGAAGAAGGTTGTCCCCGTAGACCTTCTTGAGGTTATCTTTCATAAAAACAGGGACGCCGGCGCTCTGGGCGTCATTTACGATTGCCTGCACCCATTCCGGTCGCGGCTGGCGGAATTTGCTTCCCGGGCCTGTCATGGCCCCGATGATTACCCATCCCACCTTTTTCACCGCGTCGGCTCCAACCTCCTCGAAGGGCTTGAGCAGCGGCTCAATGCTGACATAGGTGTTGTGCTTTTTGCTCCACCAGAACGGTTCGTCCGGCCCCGTGACCGTCGAGCCATACCAGAAGTTATCTTCCTGGGGCAGCTTTCCGGCGGCCGCGAGCTCCTGGTATCGCTGCGGGTTCTTCGTGAGGAACAGATAGGTGTGCTGCGGCGCCTTCAAGCACTCGGAAAACACCTCGTAAATCCACGCGGCCGGTACCCACGCGCCGAAAAGGTCTCCCATGCTGCTGACGAACACCCTGGAAGGGATGCGGCGCTTTGTAGGATAATCCATCGCATAGCCGTGGAAGGTCGGCGCAAATCCCTTGGGGTATGGGGTGCTTCTGAGGTAATTTACATTCTCGTCGTAGAGCTTCGAGGGCTCGTCGATGATAAAGCATCCGGAGCCTTTCGGAAGGAACTCCAGCGGTTCCGGGAGTACCATTTCGCAGGCGTGGGGCTCAAATCTGGCGATGAAGCGTTTGGCATAGCAGTAGTCGCAGCCATGCAGGCAGCCTGTGACGGGGTTCCAGGTGTGCGTACACCAATCAATCTTGCTTTTGTGGAGGTTCATAGGTTATTTTCCTTTCTGCGTTCAAACGCTTTTTACAGACAGGATGCGGAGAATGAAGCAAGGCTTTCCGGGTTCGGCGCCCCACTCCGGACGGCCTTCTCCGTGCTGGAGAACTGCCGTGATCTCCATTGTGTCGGCGGCCGCGTTATATCCGTTGCGAAGTCTCAAGACGGACGCTTTCTGCCTTACGGGGTCGGCAAGGGCCTCCGGTGAAAGGTCAAACAGCTTCTCAAATCGGGAGCGGTAATAGGGGTTGTCTTCGCGGTATTCCTCGCGCTTCTGCCCGCAGAGTATCATGTCATACCATTGGCGTTTTATCGGTAATGTCAGCATCGCGGCTGTCCTCCTGTTCTGTTTCCGGGTCTTCCGCCGGCCGGAGGCCGTCGGAGAAAAAACTATACTGATTTTGGGCTTCTTCCTCACGGTCGGCCTGCTCCCTCCGCACTTTGCGAAGGCAGCACGGGCCGTAGCCGTCTCGGATGCCCTGGGAACTCGTAAGCAGGCCGCCGCAACGCTTGCAGCGCCGGGCCGGTATGGTAAAGACTTCGTTTTCGTTGTAGACCATTGGCTCGCCTCCGTTCCCTGGTCTCTTGGCGTTCATTATTTCCTGCCGGGCGCAGGCGGGCAGAACTTGACCGTTCTGCACTTGGGGCAGCAAATGAAGCCGTCGAATTTGATAATTTTGACGATGCTGGGGTCGAACGAAATGTTATAGGCGATTGTTTCGGGCTCACCGATATACCCGCAATCACACTGGAAGGGATACGCGATCTCGCGGCCGCAGTGGGCGCAGTAGTCGAGGCCGTTCTCAAAGGGCCCGTCTGCCTCCAACTTGACGATATGGCCGCAGGCCTCGCACTGATAGACGTTGTGCTCCTCGTCGATACGCTTGTAATTACACTTTTCCATTTTTGCGTTCCTCCTTTGTTTTTTTGACCTGGCCGCAGCGTTCCGGGCCGTTCTGGCACGGGTTGCGGCACTCTTTTCGTTCCTGGCACTCCGCGCAGCAATAGCTTCCGTGCCTTTTATCGCAGTTGAAAATGCTACACATTGTCACGGCGATACCTCCAGCACCTCGCTCCAGCGGTTATAGGCGTCCATGACCTTCCGTGTGTAGTCCGTGGAATAGACGCCCTGGCTCCACAGCTTTTGGGCGCCGCTGGGCCCGCAGTTATAGGCCATCAATGCGAGCCCGATGTCTCCGTAGGTCTCGATATAGCTGCCAATCATGTAGATGCCGGCGCCGATGTTCCCGTCGTAGGTCGTAACGTCGAAGCCCTCTTTGAGGAGCCAGTCGTGATTGCACTTGTTGATTTGCATGAGGCCGTAGTCGCTGGTGCTGCTCACCGCGTCCGCGTCGAAGTGGGTCTCTATCTCCGCCATAGCAATACCGAGGGCGTAGGGGACACCGTACTGCTCGCAGTAGTCTTGCATGATCTCCTGGAGGTCGTAGGCGAGCAGCCGGCCTTCGCTTACAATGTCGTCACGGTACTTGGGGCGCTCTGGCTCGGTTTCCTCGGGCGTTTCGGGCTCCTCCGGTACGAGCTCCCGCAGAGGAATGTATGTAGCTGTGGGGGCGTCGGACGTAGCCGGCGTCGGGGTGGTGCGCACAAAGGTCGTTTCTGAGGGCTCGCCTTCGCCGTTGAAGGCTCCAGAAGCGAGGACGATGATTGTCGTTGCTGAGAGAATGAAAAGGGTGGCGATAAGCATAAATATTCGTTTCAAAAGGTCTCCTTTCTCACCATCCGGCTCGCTTTGCCTCGTAGTCATAGGCTTCGTCCAGATTGGTAATTCCGCGTTCATGCAGCTTCCTCATAACGCCGTCGATGTAATTCCAGTTGATTTTGCCGGCGCGGCTGGCCTGTTCAAAAGCGTAGGCGAGAAGCTGTTTCCGTTCTATTGGGAATGTGATGGTCGCATCGGCGCCGGTTCCGGTGCTCTGTCGTAGGTACTCAAATATCCGCTGTTCGTCTCTTGGCGTCGGCCGCATATCTGGTGCATAGGCGCCGAAAAGCTCGCCGGTGATCTTCTTGAGCTCGGCGCCTACGGCGTCCGTCCAGCCAAAATAGCGGGTAAGCTCTTGCACGTCTTCGGAGTATTCTTCGATGCCCTCGGCCAGTGGGATATTGTATATGTTTCGCTGTCCGGCCTCCTGGGCCTCAATCGTGGTGACGGGAATGAGCTTGTAGCGGTTCGGCTTGCACTTCACGCCGCGTTCAAAACAAAGGTAACCGCCCTCTATGAGTTGATCGCGGGCCGTTCTTGCTGTCCCTACTGAGCCATTCAGTAGGGAAGCAAGACGCTCATTGTCGATGGAGAACCATTCCGGCCAGTACAAACGGTTTGCGAATTGCATCAGCTTATACCATAGGAGCTGCGCCGTCGTAGGAAGGGGGTGCCCCCGCATCCTTCGCTCGAAGGCGTTAATCTCCAAGAGATAATTCAATCGGCGGCACCTCCTTCCTTACGCTGGTGCCGGTGCTTCGGC